CTTTTGTTGATGCTGAGCGTTCTGAAGCAGCAAGAGTATTTGAATATGCTAGAGACATTGCTGTACAAGTAATGAGAAATGAGACTGTAACCGTCTCCTCTGGTAACACTTATGTACAATACTTCGATAGAGGTATTACAGTTGATCCTAGCAACCCAACCTGTGCTGATCAAGCATCTGCAATCAACACACTATTTGGTATCATCATTCAAGCAATCGGTACTGATGCTGGTGTTGGTTCTATTACTTCTATTGCTAGAACGGAACCAACTGCTGCTGTACTAAACAATCCATATCAAATTGGAAATTGTTCTGACGTTCTTTCTACTATCGATACTCTAACTGGTATTGTATGTGATGCTCTGGTTCTAGGAATTGATAGTCTACCACCAGTAAACAATGGTGAGTGGGATTGTGCAAATGTTCGTGCTACAATTGAAACTCTATTTGATATTGTAACTGAAGCAGTAGATACCAAGTCTCTTGCAGGTCTACCACTAGTTAACACTGGCGACTTTACAACTAATAACGAAGCATCTAAGTGTTTCCGTGACGTTTCCTACATTGTTGACGCTGTTGTAAGTGACCTCAGACTTGGTGGAAACATCAGCACTGTTCAGGCAGGTGAAGCGTACTACGTTGGTAACGAACTCACCTTCATTGATGATGAGAAGACAGAGACAATTGATGCTTGGAACTATGTTGGAAGCATTGCAGTTGCTGCGATGCGTAACTTCAACTACCTACGCAAAGATTGCTCTACCACACAAGATTCTGCAATCGTTAACGTTGGATCTACCGAAGGTATTATCATCGGTATGAAGGTTGAGGAGTATGCTCAAGGAGACTTCACTGCAGATAATCAACTAACATCTGGTGCTACATTGATTACCAGCAATATTGCCGCTGATACATATGTCAAGCAAATTATCGACGATCAGAGAATTGAACTTGGTGTTAGGGGATCCAGATTGGTAACTGGTAACATTGTTACTTGTAATCAAACTTCTTCCAGCACTTATCTCTGGTTTACTTTTGATAGTGGTACATGGGCAGACGTTGCACCAACAGTAGATTACAGCATCACTCAAGCACAAGAATATCCTGAGTGTGCTAACATTGCTTCTGCAATCACTACACTGATTGGCAACATCACCACTATTATCAACAGTGGTCTTGGTTCTGTAACTAGATCTGAACAGCAAGTGAACACCAATCTACTTGCCGCTCGTGCTACAGTCTTTACTGTAGATACTACTGGTTTAGGTTCTACAAATGCCCACCAGTTTGAAACTGGTACTCCTGTAAGACTTGTACCACGTCCACGTTTTGACTATGAGACTGGTAAGTATGTTGATGTAGATAAGCGTTTGGTAAGACTACCAAATGGATTTGAAACTAATAGAACTTACTATGTAATTGCTCCAGGCAGAAGAACAGAACCAGAAAGATTCGACAGTCCTGGTGATGTTTTTGACGGATCTGATCAAACCAAGTTGATGCTCGCAACCTCTAAGGAGAACGCAGCAGCAGGTATCTACATCTATTCGTCCGAGACTAGCACAATTGATGAGAATGTAGAGATTGACATCTATCAGTTTGTTCTAGATGACAAGTACGATCTACATCAATACAAGTGTAAGTTGGACATTGGTGGCAGTGTTACCAATGGTATTAGATCTGATGTTTCTCACATCTTTGACTTACCTTCTACTGCTGTTACACCACAGAGAGTGTTTATTAGAGCACGCGAAGGATTTGAACTACCTAGAATTGGTGAGCAGGACATTGATGATGCATTCATTGCATATCAAGATGGTACTCAGCAAGGTAGAATCAATGCACAGTCTGAGTTCTTTGTTCGTTATCAAACTAACAAGGTCTTCACCTTGCACACTACGTTCTCTGATGCACAAAACAATCAGAACAGTGTCCAGTTCTTCCCTGGTCAAGATGATCTAGAGTTCAATGTATATGCTAACAAGCGTCGTTCGCCAATGCGCTTCGACCCAGCATACTCTACTTTAGAGAACACTACTGGTAAGTGGTATCTACAAGTCAAGAATGAGTCTGATGAGGATAGCGTAGATCCTAGTGTATATCAGAGCAGCATCCTCTGGAGACTGCATGATAAGGCATACAACGATGACTCTGGTAAGGTTAAGACAACTGACACATGGTTCACACGTCTTGAGGATACTAGAGATGCTGATGAGCGTATCTATCGCTTACGTTATGTCATTCCTAAGTATCTTGAGAACGCAAGAGATCCTATCAATGGATTTGTTATCAAGACAAGAACTGACGATACCCGTAAGTTAGTACCTCAGAAGATCCTACTCAAGCCTGTATCTGGCAACGTCTATGATGCATACTTTGAGAACCCACGTCAGTCTGGTGAGCGTATCGGTTGGACAACTGATGAAATTCTAGATGCAAACCTCAGCACTGATGCAGCATATGATCCATACAGAAAAGATCTAACTGGCGCTGGCATTAACTATGAGTTGTACATCCGCACCAGCAGCTTTGTCAAGGCAACAGTTCAGTCTGGTAGATTCATTCAAGATGAATTAGATGAGAATATTAAGTATCTAGAACTCACTGTTTATGACCTAGGTATTGATACCGTTAATGCATCTGGTCTAAGAAACGAAACCTTCACTACAGTTAAGATTACTGCTCCTCAGGGTGGTGCATTTGTAACTAACAAGACACAGAGCACTGTTGAGAACCAAGTATCCTTTACTGGATTCTCTTCTGGTCTTGCTAACATTCACGGTTACTTCAGTGTTGGATCTGATCACTATCTAATCATCAAGAATATCCGTGGTGGCATCCTTGAGTATAGTGAGTATGACAACGTAAGATTTACCCAAGGTACTGTCTTTGCAGACATGGTTGCTGACCAAGACTTTGGTAAATCTCTACCACTCAAGACACTCATCCGTAAGGGTTATCCTGAATACTACTACAAGCAGGAAGGTTCTAATGTCTACACCATGACTCCTGGTGATCTGGTACAAGACAATAAGGGCAATCAATACTATATTGAGTCTGTTGAGGATGTTGGAATCATCGACGATACCTTCTACATCTTTGGTGTAGATGAACTACAGCGTCGTATTCCTAACCAGCAAGATGGTATTTACTATCTCTCTGCTGTACGTGCTAACATCTCTCCATTCCCAACTGGTCCTGGTAACCAAGGTAACTTCCGTAACTTTAAGTTCTCTCAGCCAATCAGCAAACTTTATCCTCTCAACTACAAGAATGATCCTCTGTGGTTTAAGTATGCTGGTACTAGCGATAAGGAAAAGGCACTTGCTTTCGATCAAATTGATCCACCAGCAACCTTCTCTGCTGCTGACAACTACATCCACGGTCTAGTTACTGTTAACGACTTCAAAGGTTCTATCACTCGTGAGGCAATGTATGACCTCACACAAAATCCAGCGTTTATTAACAACACATATACTGGCGATAGATCTATTGAAGCACAAGAAGGTAATGCAACTTCTGGTTCTGAAGACCGTAAGATTCCTATTTCTGGTGATAGCAATGTCTTCACTGATCAGCGTTATTATGTTGAACTTAGAAGACCATCTATTGCTCGTGCTGGTAACCACACGTTTGAGTATCTTGGTTTCGGACCAGGCAACTACTCCACAGGTCTCCCAGCACGTCAGGAGATTGTCCTAACACCTACTGAGGACTTCTATGCCCAAAGTAAGAAACAGGACGCTGGTATCGTCTTCTACACAGGTCTAAACTCTAACGGTGACCTCTATATTGGTAACCGTAAGATCAACGCTATTACAGGCGAAGAGACCTTCCTTGAGGCAGCAGTTCTAACTGACTCTGCCGATGACAGTGAGGACATTGGAGCACTTGTTACCACATTCGATACTCCAGTTACATTTAACGAGAATATCACCGTTGTTGGTGGTGATGGTTCTGAGTTCAGCACCTTCACATCTCCTCTAACTGTATCTGTCAACGATAATGACCTTACCAAGCAGCGTTATTCGTTCATTGTACGTTCGAACGTCGCTTCTCAGGATCAGGTAACTCTTGCTGAGCAAGATGAAACCCTAGACAGAACCTCTTATATTCCAGCAGATTTAGGTGATATTCGCCTTGATAAGAACAAAATTTCCGCGGCTATTTTTGAGTGGAATCCCCGTCTGAATGGTCAAAACTATCAGATTCAGACACATACTGCTGGTGGTTTCCCATCTAACGTAACACCTAATCAGTCTGCTGATTATGATGCTTCAGATCTTGCAAATAGTGGAACTTCTGTTAATGCTGATCTGCAGAACGTTAATTACTCTGGTGTTGTTCCCGAAGCAGGAGATATGCTCCTCAAGGGTAAGGAAGTTGGTGGATCTGGATCTCTTGGTTGGATTCTTGCAAACTACTTCCAGAATGTAGCATCTATTGGTCAACTTATCTTTGATAACAGCAATGTTGTTAAGATTACTTGGGTTGACTCTAATCAAAACAGCCTTACTAACAGACAAGTTGGTATTACTGGATCTTCTCAGATCAGACTCTCCAACATGTACTTTAATGAAGAGCTGAACCTAACATGGCAAGTTGTTTCTCCAGAGGGTGATGTATTCTCCCCAGACAAGAATTACTGTCACTTCTTAGTTGGAAATGCTATTGGCACAGACACTCTAAATTGGAGTGATATTCTAGATGGTACAATCGAAGAACCACCTGCAACTGTTGATCCTGCAAATCCACCTACTGTTGAGTTCTCTAACTCTTCTTGGAAGGAGTGGGGTTTAATTGGTGGAGAAGCACTTAGAACAGATACTGAAACTATCGGTCAATATAGACTTGGCGTTAACACTGTTGCAAGAGCGCCACAATCTTCCTATCAAATGGGATTTGTCCATAGTGCAGCAACACCTGCTGCTAACTTGGATGTAGTTGGTACAGCATTCATCAGTGGTCGTATTACCGAAGACTGGTTAGATCATACCGAGTTTGCAGACCGTGACAAGACAGCACAGCGTGTTGCATTTATTGTTGGTGGTGATCATGTCACTCCAACTGATTACGCAACTCTCCGTGTTTCTACTGCTGGTGGTGCTATTCCTGAGGCAGGAAGACCTGCAAACTTAGGTTACCTAGGTGTTAATGCTAGTGATGCTGAATTGGATCATGCTCTAACTGTAATTGGTGATGCAAGATTCACTGAGGACGTTAGATTCCAAAGAGACATCACAATTTACACTGACGGTGGCACAGATACCGCCGAAATCAGAACTGGTATTACCACTGGAACATTTGATATTCTACCTAATACCACATTTACTGGTACTCTCAGAATTGCTCCTTGGGTAGAAGTTGCTGAACTGTTCAACACAACTCAGCAACCACAACTAGTTCAACTTGGTACTACATCTTATGACAGCACTGTACAACTCGGTGCTACACCAAATGCACAACCAGGCGGAGAACTAACAAACTCTAGAGTCTGGATTGGTGGTGCATACAACAACAACGAATCTCTATCTTATACTCTTGTAAGAACAAAGACGTTCAACACTTACGGTGACTTCTTCCTAGGTACTCAGCGTGGTATTGGTGATGAAGTAAGACTAAGTGCTTCTGCATCTACTGTTTCCTTCTTCTCTAACTCTGGTGGTCCTTCGATCATCAACTTCGCTACAAATGCTTCTGAAGTTAACATCGCTGGTCAGGGTGGTAAGACTACCATTAACAACCAGTTGGAAGTTATCGCTTCTGCTAAGTTTAACGGCGATGTTCACATCTGTGGTGGTGTTGCTTCGTTCTCCTTTGTTGGTGGAAGAGGACAAATTGGTAGTGCTATCGTTGCTCATGATGATGGTGTTCTCAGTGAAACCGAATTCAATAAGAATATTGATATCATCAACGTCGAAAGACTACAACTTGGTGATGAAGGATTCCAGCAAATTGATACCGCTGGTGGTGTTGGATCTGTTTGGGGTGGTGCAAACTACCAGACTGATCAAGGTAAGGGTCTTCCAGTTCTAACTGGTGACGAATATTACCTACCACTTAAGTATTCTGTATTCGACAATGATGATGAGATCCTCTACTCTGTTGGTGATTATCTCCTAGTTGACACTACAGTTTCTGGTGCAAGACATCCTGAATTCTTACAGATTCTAGAACTAACACAGGTTGGTGCTGCTGGTGCTCCACCATCGAATGGTATCTACATTAAGGTTAAGCGTCAACCATTTGGTACATTTACTGCTATCAGAACTGACCATCCAGATACCACTTCTGTCTACAAAGTCAACGTACAGTTTGACTCTACATGGACTGAGCAAGCACTAGACAATACTGGTCCTACCGACAATGTATATCTTGCAGAGTTTGGTGGTGCTCTACAGACTGGTGATTATGTAATTATTGACCGTGAAGATACCGATAATGACGGAATCTTTGATCAGGGTGAAGTTATCCTCTATCAAACACCTCTGGTTCAAAACGTACAGAAGTTCAGAATTTCTAACTGCGGTGATCCTGACACTGATGTATTCGTTGTAGATTCTACTACTGGTGAAGTCACCATCGGTAATCCTGATGTTCCAGGATCTCAACTGGTTGTTAACTCTAGCTTCAGAGTTGATGGTGGTTGTGGTTCTCTGAGTGATATTAGATTCACTGCTAGTGCAACTGTTGGTCAAAATTATGTTGACAGTGTAGTTGTTACTTCTCCTGACAAAGTATTCACTGACATTAAAGTTGGTGACTACCTCGTTCAGAAAACTGATGGTGCTTCTGTCAAGTGTGATATCGATACTAGAATCATCTATGTCGAAGAGCATATTAATCAGGCAGGAAATGGCACTGTAAGAAGACTTTGGTTGGATAGACCACTACTTGGTGGTTCTACTGGAACATTTACATTTGCTGCTGAGCGTAACGAACTCTTTGAAGTAAGCGATGGTCAGGGTAACCTAACCTTCGAAATGAATACTTGCTCTGGTTCTGCAACTCTTGGTAACTTCGTAATGAGAAGTGAACTAGAGTATGCATATTCTACTGCCGATAATCTTGGTATTGCTGCTGGAGATGCAAATGGTGTTGCCGATCTAATTGCTGCTATTGATATTGAAGATGTCAGAACCAACTGGATCGCTGAATCTTACTGGTTCGATCCTCAGTGGATTAACGCTGGTGGTCCCTCCACTACATTAACTGGAGCAGTTGCTAGTGGAACTGACGTTACAGTCGGACAGTTAAATGTTCAAGGCGTTGGTGAAGGTAACGGTGTATTTAAAGTCGATGATTTGATTTGGGTTGGTGCTCCAACTACCGCTGCTACTGGTACTGGTGAGTTTGAAATCATGCAAATCACCGATATTCAGGGTGTTGACGTTGGAAGTCCTGTATTTATTACCAAGAGATACGTAGAAGGAACTACTGATGGCACTGGTCCTGGTAACAGCTACTACAACTGGCCAACTGGTTCTGTTGTTAGAAGAGTTCTTAAGCACCCTGAGTGGTCTAGAATTAAGGACATTCAGATCAGACAGAGACCTACATCTGGTTCTCCAGTACCTATCGGTTCTATTATCCTTGAGAAAGGATATATTGTCCAGCAAAAACTAGACTACACCAACTGGATTAAACTAAGAAATCCAAATAATCCAACACAATCTAACACGAGCGTCTTTAGCTACATTGAAGATTGGAACAACTATTGGTTCCATGTTCCTGCCAACATGTTTGGCAAGAACCATGCAAATATCAATGACGAGCAACAGCAAGATGGTGCTATTCCTTACAGAAATGGTACACTCACTGTTGCAAACGATCTGAAGTTTGCTGGTGGTTCGATTGAAGTCTATGACTCTGTTAACAAGACTAGATTGTTCTCTGTCATCAATGATGACGGTCACCCCGATCACATCGGTCTTGTATCTTGGGATGCTGCGGTTATCGGTCGTGGTCCATTCACCCTGTTTGGTGTCACTGCTCCAGAAGAAGTTATTCTAAACCCAGAGTCTGATGTTCCAACATTCCGTGTTGACAGTGATGGTAATGCACAGATTAAGCAAACTCTAACGATTACAGGTGCAACACCTGCTGTTGGTACACTAGGTTCTCCAAACATTGAAAACTTCAAGGTCGGTAACCTAGGTGAAGATGGTGCTTCTGAGTTTACAATTAAGCAAGATCGCTCGATTAATGCATTTGGATTCACCAACTACTACACAGCATCTGGTGGTAGACATACCCGTTACATTTCTTCTGCAAGTGATGAAGCGGATCTGTTCCTCACACCAAACGTGATCTATATGGTTAACACAACTTCTGCTACCACACTAATTGTAACACTACCTGATGGTGCTAGAACTGGTGATACAGTCAGAATTGTTGATGTTGGTGGTAACCTAAATTATAATACAAGCCTAGTTTTAAGAACTCCAGAAACTTCTGGAACTCCAATCCAAGGTGATAGCACTGGCACTTTACTTGGTGGCAGAATTACACCTTACCCCTCTGGAGAACTAGTTGTACAAACTGCTAACGCAGCGTTCACTCTAATCTACCTAGGAGGAGAAGATAGCAATGGTCAGATCGGTATTCCTGCTTCTGTACAAGGTTGGTGGTTGATGGAGGTCTGATAAGTGGCATCTTACAACAGGATCAAGGCACAGAAAGCCTCCCCAATCGGCACTATGATGCCATGGGGAGGCAACGGGGCACAAGGTGCTTCGGAAGATAACATCCCTGTGGGTTGGATTACTTGCAGGGGACAAACGTTGCGAGCAGTGGATTATCCTCTTCTCGCACAAATTATTGGCAATACATATGGTCCCTTTGCGGAACCAGGACAACCATTTATTGGCATTTCAAATCAGTATCCAAACTATACTGATTCTGATATTTTTAATCTACCAAACATTAATGGTAGAAGTTTGATGGACATCGAAGCAGCACGCTTAGATCCATCTACTCTACTTAAAGTTGGTGAATATATCACAGAGAATGGTGCAGATGCTGAACCGCCTACCAATGTTCAAGCGTATGTGAATATTCTATTCCAAGTAGAACCTGCTGCTGACCTTGCAGGTAAAGTTGTTGGAATCGATATGGAAGATCCAGCATATTTTGATACAATCAGAACTATTCCAAGAAAATTGGGTGTTGACCATACACCATCTCATTCACACTCACAACCTGAGGGTGATCAATATACTACAGCAGCTTTATCTGGTTATTATGCTGGTGTGTTTGAAGCAGGAAACTTTGAAACTCAAGATAATGAATGGTTAACTGGTTCTGATACTGGTCTAAACGATGCTGAACCAAATGCTGATAGATTTGATGATACAAATGGTGGTATTAGAAGAGTTACATGGTATGACGCAGATAACCAATCGTTGGTGTCACTAGAGGGATTTAAAGATACTACTAATGCATCTGCTGTTCTTCCCGTAGTAAAGACTAGAAATATTCCTTCATATGGAAATACCGCATCATTTGCTGACGGCGGCACTGCTATTGCTGGTCAACAACAACCCGCATTCACTGGTCCTTTTCCTTTTGGTGGTACTTATCAAGGTTTTAGAAATCATTACGATACTACAGATACTGCTGCTGAGATTGGACAAGATGAAACAAAAACATATCCAGTTTGTTTGAATCACAATGCTGATTCGTTTGCATCAAACTCGATGGCATCTCATAATCATTTCACTGTTGATATTTCGATGAATCGTGGTCAGATGAATCTTCCTACCAACATCCTCATAAATAATATGACGACGGGAACTCTTCAGGCTACAAGCGTAGACTCAGCACTTTCTGTGCAGATGAACCCAAATACTCCATCGTTAACGACAATGATGATTATGAGGGCATACTAATGGCAGTATATTACAACAAAGAAAAATCAAAAGTAGGAACTTTAACGGGGACTGTTATTACATGGGCAAGACAATTGTCCTCTAATGATATTGGTGATACATCTACACTATCGGTTTTACCACAAGGATACTTGAGGTGTGATGGAACTGTTTATTCCGCAGAGTTGTTTCCCTTGCTCGCAGAAGTTTTGGGTACTGGAAATTCTTGTAGATTCAGAAAAGAAGGGCAAACGCTGTTAGACAATCAGTTTCAGGTTCCTGACTATGGTTCTAAGTCTATTAGATCATCTACTGGTTCAAACTTAGGTACTTATTTGGATATTGAAGTTGTTGATGATGCTGGCGCTACGATTAAAAAATCTGGTGTTGGACTGGAAGTATTAACAAACGTTGGTACATTGTATGAGGTATTGTACCAAGGATCAATGTTCCTCCCTAGTCAGGTGTTGGAAATTCCTGGTCAACCAGGTTTTTCTAAGTCTACTGGTAGTTACACAGAAACTTCTGAGGTTCTTGCACAAGCAATGCAACCACATGCTCACTTCCATGATGGTTCTAGAACCCGTGTTAGAGCAAACGCTTCTACAACTGGTCTTGAGACACAGGCAAATTGTAGAAACTTTGCTTTTCAAAGAACTACTATCGAGGTTTGTTCTTGGTTTGGTGCAACAACTCAGGAACTATGCCGTGCTGCAGCATCTCGTGTTGCTACTGGTGGAGGAACTAATGTTAAAAACTACAATGGTTGTAACGTAGAAGGTTACGCAGCATGTTTTTCTGGTTGTACTTTCAACGTATCGCCATCTAACAGATGTTTGATTCCAGGTAACTGTAGTGTTGCACAAGGGTGTGATTTTCCTATCTCTGCTGGTAGCACCAGTTGTGGATTTGGTGCTAAAGGTGGTGTGCAACAATCAACCTGTGGAAGTGTTACATATTCTGGTACATTCTTTACTGAGTGTGTTCCAACAGTCTATGTTTTAGGTGTTCCTGGATGTGCTGTTGGTGGTCCACCAGCATATGATTTTGATAATGTTGTTCTACCAGCAAACTACAATTTTCCTGAGTTACCATTTGATGCAAGTGTTGACTCTGATGTTGAAGTTTATGCTGGTGTATCAAACATTATTCAAGACACAGTTGAATTTGGTAATGAAGGAATACATAAACATGAGTTGCCATTGACTCAAGACCCACATACATATGTGGTTACAACAACACCAACATTTGTTCCTTCTGATGAACTATCATCTAGAATACGAATTGATGTGAATGAGTCTAAAAAATATGATGCCTATATTCAGCCTTACATTGTTCAAGAGTTTCTCATTAAAGTATAATGCCGACATACAGAGGTAACTTAGCTAATTACTATTCCGATAAGGGTGGTCACTATGCACCTATCGGATCGATTCTACCTGTCTTGGCAGATAAGGCATATTCTAGTGACAATCAAAGTCCTGAGTATTCTTATCAGGATTATTTGTATTGCGATGGTTCTGAATATCTTATTAGAGATTATCCACAGTTATATGCAGCTGTAAGAAATAACTATGGTGGATCCTCTTCATTCTCAAGAACAACATATGCTGAATATGGTGGACTGCAAAGAACTTTATGGTATAATGATGATTGGTTCTTTGTATTTTCTCCAGATCAAACAGTAAACTCTACATTTAAATTTCCTTTTCCATATGATTCTAGTTTTATCATTGATGTAGATAAGCAAGTAACGTTAACACAAATTGATTTTGTGTTTGCTAATGATAATACTGTAGAAAATTTAAATATTCAGACACAAGTAGCGCATGGTTTTGCTGTTGGTGATTGGGTTACATTGTATGGTCTGGGTGTAGATGAAACTACAACCGAATGGTTAGAAAGTACATTCGTTGTTAGTGCTCTAGATAACACTGATCCTACCAAAGCAACTTTGTTCATTCAAGATGAACAAACACCACCAGTATCTACATTCTATAGTGGATATTATGCTGGAGATTCTATTCAGTCTCCTGTTTCAATGTTGTTTAGTGCTCGTTGTTTTGTTGGCATGGGTCGCTTGATCGACAACAAAACAATGAAACCTTTCACTCTTTATAGATTGAAAGAACCAACACAAGACATGAAAACTGGATTGAATGGGCAGTATGATCCATCTCATTTCCTTTATCGTGTTGAACTAGGTACAGATCAATCTCCGTTTGATCCTACTGCAGCAGATCAAACGTTAATGACGATTGATTTTGCTTTCCAAACAATATTATCACAACCACGTCTTAGAATTACAAAAACTTTTAACTTAAGTGATACACCTTATCAAGTTGGTACGTTTGCAGTACCAGACTTAAGAGATAGAAAAGTTGTTGGTTACGGTGCTGTAGATGGTATTGGGTCTCCAGTTGTTGAGGATGCATTAAATAATTTTGTTGGACAAACTGGTGGACAGTGGTTTGTATCTAAAGATGAGATTCAAACTCCTGGTGTATTTTATACCATCGGTGATGTTACAACTAGTGGATACTCAAATATTACTGCTACTGTATCTGCTTACCTTTCTGGTAGTGTTAACTATACTGTTGGACCTCTTGGTGACGTTCCTCTTAACAAACCACCAACACATTTCCACAAAATTTTAACATCTGAAGCAAGTGAGTCAACTATTGTTGAAAGAGGATCAATTCCCGTTGATGAATTTGCTGCATGTTATAGAACTAACAGAGCTAGTGTTATTAGTTTTGAACCAAATACACCAAACACCCTACAACTTGAGCACTCACATGGTTTGATTGGTGCTCCTCTTTCTAGTGGTAGTCTTGCCACGTTTGGTAACATTGACGGAATTGGTGACTTTATTGATAATGGTGATGGTACTATCAGTTATAAAATTACTGCAACTCCACCACTTGGATTAGCTGGTCCTCTTCAATATGATTCAAACTCTGGATATGTTACAGTTGACACAACAACATCTCATGGACTATCTGCTGGTGATGTTGTCTCTGTCTCTGGTGCTGATCAAACAGAGTATAATGGTATTTTCAGTGTAGAAGCAACTGGTCTTGGCGTAAGTAATTTTAATTATATTCCAGAAACTGCCCCATCAACAACACCAGCAACTGGTCCTGTTATTGTTAAGTTGGCAGATGGTTATTATGACGAGGTGGATACTACACCACAACCTAGAATGTATGTGGTTGATGATCAGACGGTTATTGGTGGTAAAACAAATGTAATTACACTACCAGGTGCTGGCATTTTGTTATCTGATACTCTTATTGGTGATGGTACTAATCCAGACTCTGGTATTGTACCACTTCCAGATGCAAATACTGTTGGCGAAACTGTCAGAATTGACGTTTTGATGCGTGGTTCTGGTGGTGGCGGTGCATCAGGTACTAATAGTGCAAGTGATGGTGGTTATGCTGCTATTACTATTGAAATCGATGGAACACCAAGAACATTCTATGCATATGGTGGTGAAGGTGGTAGCTCTGGAGATTCTGGTGGTGCTGGTGGTGCTGGTGGAACTGTATTAGTACCTGCTGATCTAGTTGATGATCCTAGAATTGTATTCCAAGCCACTGATGGTAGTGACGGACAGAACGGTAACGATGGTGGCGCTGGTGGTAGCATTCAAGGTATTCCTGGTTCTGGTGGCGCTGGTGGTACATCGATTAATGCTTCTACTGTTACAGAAGATCCTGTTGTTTACACATCAAACCAAACAAACTATCAAATTCCTAACGTAGCAAACCAAGTAGGAAGAACAGTTACAATTGTTGCCTCTGGTGGTGGCGGTGGATCGGGTCCACCAAATGCTAACTCTGGATGTAGTGGTAGTTGGAGTAATTATCCTGTTAGCGGTAGATCTGGTGCTGTTGGTGGTATTGGTGGTAGGGGTAAGAAATTAACCTGTGTCATGTCTGGTAACGGTGCTAATAGCCTTGATTGGGTTATTGGTGCAGCAGGACAAAATGGATTTAATAATAAATCTGGTAACCAAGGTACTGGATATGAACCAGGTGGTGCCAGCAACGGTGGTGTTGGTGCTGCGACTGGTGGAGCTGGTGGTCAAGGTGCATGGGGTAATGGTGGCACAGGTGGCGCTGGCGGTGGCGTAACTGGTGTTTATGCCTCTGGTAACGCATTTATGGGCGCTGGCGGCGGTGGCGGCGGCGGTGGATCAGGTGGTGGTTACA